CCTGCCACTAGCGTCAGCGACGTTGGTAAAAAAATAGAACTTCAACTTGGAGGAAGGTTGGAGAATTTGATTAAAACTCGTCAAAAAGAGTTTAAGCCTATTGCTGACAATTACATTTCGGCAGGTGAAAAGGTTCAGGACGTAATCAGAGATGATTACAAAAAGGCTCTTGCAAAATTTTATTTTGAAAACGCTTCAACCATGAGCAAAGATGAAGAAGCTTTGGTCAAAAACCTTTTCAGTCGTATGGAACCCGCGTCGGCTGAATTTGGCGCACAAAAAGGCGCTCAAGTTGAAAAAGGTTTCAAAGCAATTGAAAAAGAACGTAGGTATTTGTCAGATATAGCTGAAGGCTTTATTAAGCCTACGGGAGCGGAAGCTATTGAAGCTAAATTTGCTCGTGACATGTCAAACCTTCTTGAAGGAGTGATTTCAAATCGCATTCCTGAAGAATTTTCTGAGTTCAACAAAGCGTATACGGAGCTTTCCGCGCCTATCAATCGCTACAATACCGCCATTGGTAAAAAGGTCACGCAAAAAGCTGATGAGTATCTTCCTGAAATATCAAAAATTGATCATATCGAAATTCCGTCAAAGTTCTTTAAGTCTCGTCAATCGTTGAACGAGCTGCGCGCGCTTTCTGGCGATGAAAAATTTGTGCAAAACATTGCGCGTGAACACATCGCCACGGAATTGCGCAATGTGAAGGACTCAAAGCAAATCTACGACTACATAAACAATAGCAAAAATTACGATTGGCTTCAGGAACTTCCTCAAATTCGTCAAGAACTTGAAAGCTTGGCTAAAGGAACTAGCCGTGGTGAATTGGCTAAAACCTTGGCTAAATGGGGCGGTGTTGCTGCCTTAGGCGCTCCTGCCGTTAGCAAAATAACCAAGATATTCGGAGACTGACATGCCTATCAAGAAAGGTAGCGGCAAGAAGACGGTCTCCAAGAACATCAGCAAGCTGGTGCGCGAAGGCCGTCCTCAGAAGCAGGCGGTCGCCATCGCCCTGTCGTCAGCGCGCAAGGCCAAGCGGAAGGGCAAGCGGTGAGCAAGAAGCAGAGCGGCATCAACCCTGACCTCGAAAAGGCCGTCAGCGACCTCCTGAAGGCCGTGATGTCGGACGCGTCTGTTGATCTGGAAATCAAACTCAAAGTCATTGACCGCGCAATGAACCTTGAAAAGATTAAACAAAAAATGTCTGACGAAGCTTATGGCTCTGGCTTTCTGACAGAGGATGATGTCTAATGCCGACGCAACAACCGTTGGGGACAAATCGTGGATGCTTCTGTTATAGCGCTCGTGCGCACGGCCTTGGCCGTCGTCACAGCTCGGCTACTGACCCTCATGGGTTTGTGGATGACTTTCGGTCTCGCTGCTTGGGCCATGTATGCTCCGTCGATGGAGCGCCTGTACATCGCCGTCGGGTTTGCGGTGCTGGTTTATATCCCAAGCCTTACCAAAGAAACGCGTGGACCTAAGAAGGAGCCTGCACATGAAAAACCGCAACACTTACAAGAACGTGGCGAATGACCCTGAGTATCCTGGTCTAGGCGCTCATTCTGTTCCTGTTCGCCCTCAGAAGCCCCGTGACGGCTACGGGTACGGCGGCGGCACATTTACCCCCGGCAAGGCTCCCATTGGGGGCTTTCAGGCTGTCTGGAACTATTCTGGCAATCCCAACGATTACAAGAACAGCCCCGTCAGCAAGCCGGAGAAGGGTGGCGTCTAATGGCACAGTCAACCTTCTCCATGACCCAGCACGGGCGGCATGAGCCGTTTGAGCTGCAAGTAGGCCGTGGTCAGATCCCTTACCATCAGCCTGTTGAGATTTTTGGTTACAGCACTCAGGTTGGCGGTACTGCTCTTGGCCCGCTTTGGGAAGGGTTGACGCAATCGGGTGGTGCTTACGCTTATCCTAGTTCGGCTGGTCAGGTTGTTCTGTTGAGTGCTTCTGGCGCTACAGACGCTAACCTGAGCATCGCCATTCAGGGTTTGGATGCCAGTTTCAACTTGTTGTCGGAAGTGGTGACGTTAAATGGTTCTGGCACTGCAACGTCGGTGAACTCATACTTCCGTATTAACGGTTTGTATTGCACCAATGGTGTGAATGCCGGGAATATCACGGGCAAGATCAGCAGCACGCTGTATGCTCAGATCAATGCTGGCGTTGGTCAGACCCAGATGTCGATCTATTCGGTTCCGAATGGTTACACATTCTATCTGGCACATTTGCAAGCAAACGGGAGCATCGGCTTTACGTCGAGTGCATATTTCACGTTTGCTGAATACAACAAGTTTAACTTGTCTTCGACTTACACGCAGAACGGCTACACGTTCACGAACAACGCCAACACGACGCTGCTCAGTCAGTCGCCGTTTGTTCAAATCTTTGAGATACCTTACAGCGTACCAACCGCTCACCCAGGTGGGACCGACATTCAGTATCAGATCAAAGCAAGCTCTGGCGGGCCGTATGTCGGTAGCGTCTTTGCTGGCGGGTATTTGGTCGCCAATGAAGTTACAGCGGTGGGCTACTAATGGCAAAGAGAGGCTTGTACGCAAATATCAATGCCAAGCGCCGCCGGATCAAGGCGGGCAGCGGTGAGCGTATGCGCAAGCCCGGCAGCAAGGGGGCTCCTACAGCGGAGTCCTTCAAGAAGTCCAAGAGAACAGCGAGGCGATAATGTCTGGACCGTCCCTTAGCGTTGGACGGGGAGAGAAGCAATCGGTGAAGGCTGGGGGCGGCCTCACCGAGAAGGGTCGGCGCAAGTACAACAAGGCGACCGGATCGAAGCTGAAAGCCCCTACCAAAGACCCGAAGAACCCGCGTCACAAAAGCTTCTGCGCTCGGTCAAAAAAGTGGAAGGGTGAGCGCGGTAAAGCCGCGAGAAGGCGTTGGGGATGTCGGTAAATGGACCCGCTTACAATACTTGCTCTTGCCAAGGGTAGTTACGAGGCCATCAAGGCCGGTATTGCCGTTGGTAAAGAACTTCAGGGCATGGCGGGCGACCTTGGCTCTCTGTTTGATAGCGTTGCTGCGATTACTCGCGCCGCCGCAGAGCCCAAGGGAAATTTCGCCGCAGGAAAGTCCGCTCAACAGGTAGCGATGGAAGCCTACGCGGCCAAGGCGGAAGCCGACGCCATGATGGCGGACCTGAAGAACCACTTCGTTGGCGAATTCGGACTGGCGGCTTGGGACCAGGTGGTTGCTGCTACGACCCAGATCAAAAAGGATCAGAAAGCTGCTGCTTTGGAAGCCCAGAAACAACAGGAGCAACTTATGCACGATGCTATGGTTTGGGGCTCTGCTTTCCTGCTGTTTGTTGTCGTCCTCATCTGCGGCGTCTTGGCCGCTGTTTCCCTCATCCACTAGGAGTACGCCCGTGCAAATGAGCCCAGAGGGTATGAACGCCCTTCTCAAGAAGTTTGAAGGCTGCAAGCTGACGGCCTATCGCTGCCCGGCCAACGTCTGCACCATCGGATACGGCCACACAACGTCTGCTGGCGCTCCCCCGGTCAAGGACGGGATGACAATCACCCAGCAGCAAGCCAACGACATTCTGTCTCGTGATCTCGTAAAGTTTGAGACCGCTGTTCACAACATGGTTCACCAGCCCCTGAACCAGAACCAATTCGACGTGCTCGTTGACTTTGCTTACAACGCCGGTATCGGCAATCTTCAGTCATCGACGCTTCTGAAGAAGGTAAACGCTGCGAAGTTTGATGAAGTGCCCGCAGAGCTGATGAAATGGACCAAGGGTGGCGGTAAAGTGCTTCCCGGCCTCGTGCGCCGTCGTCAGGCAGAAAGCGCCTGGTGGGTCTCTGGAGAGGCTACAGCGGCCTCTACCGTCAAAGAGGAGCCTACGGCTGATGAACATGAACACCGCTCCAATCCCGATCCTGTACCTGTACGAACGATGGCGGATAGCAAGCAGGGTAACGCGGCGTTGGTTACGGCGGGCCTCGGAGGCTTGGGTGTTGCAAAACAGGTTGCTGCGCAGGCTCAGGACGCGTCTGACACGGCGGATCAGCTTATTGGCCTATTCAGCAACCCCAATTTCCTTATCATGTCCGCCATCATCGGGCTGGGAATTGCGATTTGGTTCTTCCGCAAGCAGCATATGGAGGAGCACGGTGTTTAGTCTGCTCTTCACGCCTGTGGGCCGCTATCTTGCTATGGCGGTGGCCGTTGTCGTCGTTCTCGGCGGCGTGTACTTCAAGATCAGGGCCGACGCCATTGCGGAAGTTGAGGCTGCGGCTACCAAGGACGCTCTTAGGAGAGTTGAAAATGCGGTTCGTGCTGGCGATGCTGTTGATGTCACCCCTGATGGCCTGCTCAAGTCTGACGGGCACAAGCGCGACTAACGGAACGGCTTGTGAGGTCTGGAAGGATGTCTCTTGGTCTTCCAAAGACACCCCCCAAACCATCACAGAGATCAAGGTGAACAATGCGCGCAGAGACGGCTATTGCGGCCCCTCTTCGACACGGCTTTCTTGGTCTATCGGTAACTGACCTTCAAACAGATATGTGCCAACGTGCCCCGGCGTAAGCCAAGGTGCTGCCCATATATGCCCGCCGGTCAATCTCCATTCACGGCAGAAGTGGTAGTCCTCAGACAGAAGCCGGTTGGTGCCGGGTTCGATGCTGAGTGAGAAGAAATTGTAAATTTGATCCTTCTCGCCAATCGTGCCCGCCAGGTCGGTCATGTCGTTGGTGTAGATCGGCGTCCATTCCTTCAGCTTCTCGAAGACCTCGCGCTTGATCAGCATCATGCCGGTGCCGCCTGCCCATATCTCAAAGGGTTCGTTCACATTGACGGTTGCAGAGCCCTCATAGCCCGCCAGATTGATGACCCACGAACCCGTGTGCCATTTAAGCTCTTCGACTGGTACGCCCTGATCAATGGCAATCTTCACCATCGGCCAGTTGATTTCCTTCTTTGGGTATATGCCGCAGATCACATCCTTGTCGGCCTCCAGCATCCTGTAGACGCCATTGGCGTCAAACCGTAGGTCTGCATCTATGAACAGAAGATGGGTGCTGTCGGTTTTCAGGAACGCATGGGCGAGGCTGTTGCGAGCGCGCTGGATCAGGCTCTCGTTGAACACGAAAGACAGGGCCGACTCCACACCGTTCTGCATAAATACATTTTGCAACTGTAAAATGCTCTGCGTGTAGAAGCCCGTGCACATGCCACCGTACATAGGCGTGGCTACAAATACCTTGCGTCTCTCAGACATTGTAATCTCCGTTGTTGGGCATCATGGGAGCCAGCTTCTTGGCAAGTTCGGCAGTCACAGCGTCTTCGGCGGCTTCATCTGCTCCAGCGGTGGCGAACTGATACGAGAACGCTTCGTAGTTGATGTTGTCGGCGTAGTGATCGACGTTCATCGGGTCGTATTTCTTACGAGCGTCCTTCAAACACTTCATGATGACGGTGATTTCATATGGCGTCACTTCTCGATCCAGAATGATCGACGCCAACTTTGATGTGCGTTCAAACATTTCCTGAACAGGCCCATATTTGGCGTCCCTGTCGCGCAGAATGTTGATTGCGTTGGTAAGCACTTCTGTGTGGTTCATTTTGTCAGTCCCCAGATTAGCGTTGTCATCAATATAAAGATCACAGCCCAAAATGCTGTGACCTCGTACTCACTCATTTTTCTCCTCCAATATTGCAAGAATAGGCTGGAACACATCGTTTGGAAGCCAATGCTCAAGCTTCCTAAGTTCGCTTTCCAGCTTCTCAATGCGGTCAAACATGCGCGATGCTTCAGCGGTAGAAGCAAGTACAATGTCATCGCGTACATACCCGATGGATTTTTTTCCGCATTCTTCGCAGTCATCAAATGGCGCGCAAGACCAACAACGCTCGTCGCATTCGTCGCACTCCGGCTCCAACCATATTTTATCAGACGGTTTCATCTTTCCCCTCCAGTGCCAACCGGCAAATGGCTGCGGCACAATCATCACTGCCATTACACGCTATCTCTCGCAACGCCGCTTCCAGCTTTTTCACGTAAGACAATTCAGGGCGGTTATGAAATTTTTTAGCGGCTTTGATGATGAACTGCTGCGCTTCTTCGAGTGGCATCCACCCGGCGTCGGGCCAAGACCCGTAATCTTCGCCATACTCCCAAGGTTCTTTTTCACCGTGATAAACTTCAACGCTCCAGTAAGCTCCTCTAGCGCGGAAATAAAAGCCGTAATAATCAATAGTACCTGTTCCTTGAACAGGGCAATTGCCACTTATTTCTTCGATGAAGACATCTGGCTCATTCATGCTATTTATCCTCCAGTGCTTTGCGGGCGATATTCATCGCGCTGTCGCCGTCCCAGTAACCAAGCGCAGCAATCTCCCGCAGCGCCTTTTCCAGCTTCTCGATGCGGTCGGCAAGCACTCTTTTGTTTGAGAGATACCATTCAAGCTGTAGTTTTATGTTTGCCTCCAGCTTCTCAATTCGATAAGCGGCCTCTTCACTCAAAACTTCGGCTTCATGCGGATCATAAATGGATACGCTTAATAACCGCTTCACAAGATCATCAGTCATCGCGGCCACTCCCCAGCATCTTTCAACGCGTCTTTTGCAATCCACACGCACGTCTCACGCTCGTATTCATCAAGCCCAACGATCTTGTAGAGCGCATCACAAAGCGTCTCATACTTCTTGTGTAGATCATCGTAATGACGAGACCAGCTCTTCACTTTCGCCTTCTCTGAGCCCAACTCCATCATCATCTCTTCCATGCGGTCTTCAGTCCACTTGCCTGCAACCTTCGGGTCTATCGTGTCCATCATTCGTCCCCTTCATTGATACCATCACCGTTGTTGAACCCGCGTCCGCATACGCCTTGCTCACATAAAGATCGACAATCTGTTTGTCGTCCCCATACACAACGCCATTCATCGCATCGCACAGAAGTTTCACCACGTTGTCGATGTCGGGCTTTGATGTAGGAAAAAGCGTTCCATCTTCGATTTGTTTTCGTTGTTGTCGGGTAAAACTTTTAGGTATTGCCACGCTTATGCTAAAAGTAGCTTCTAATGGGCCTATAAGCGGTGCAAGGCCACGCATGGCGGTTGCCGCCAACATCTTGATATACGCCTCTTGATTGACCGTCTGCGCGGGCGTGTACACGCGTCCAGTGCGTGTTGCGCGGGGGCGTTGCTTCCCCCGTGCTACTCCTGGAATGACGAACACAATCGTACTCATTTGTGTGATCTTTCCACCAGTATCTCCTTGTGTCTTATTTTGTGACAAGGTTGGCAAAGCCAGATAACCTCAAGTTTTTTGTTGTAGTCTTCATGATGCGCCAAACTTTTTTGGTTGCCGCACTTAACGCATGGTTCAGGAGTTAAAACGCCCTTTTTAACCGCACGAGTAACAGCATTGTGTGCTGCTTTCCGACGCCTGTCTTCCTGATGCCAAAGTTTGTTAACTTTTGCCGCAAGATCACGTCGATGCGGCAAACTTGATCTTTGTTTGTCATAGGCCCGCAATTTTTCAAGATTTGCGAGCCTATGATTTGTAGCATCTGACTTTGTACATTCTTTGCACTTGTTCAAATGCCCGTCGCCCATTTGAGAGTGTTTATAAAACTCATTCAACGGTTTAGTTTCTTTGCACTTGAAGCATTCTTTAGAACGAACCACGCCTTACCTCCTGTGCTTGTGAGGTAAGACTATCATAGGCCCGTTCTAATTAAAAGGGACATCTTCGTCTTCATGGACCGGCTTCGGCCACTGGCGGTCCTGATCTTGCGCCTTGTAATTGTCGATGGAAAGCGAGATCAGATGGTTCTTCGGCGTTCTCTTTTTCCAGCCCGAAATCTTGATTTCAGAGCCTTTCGAGTAATCCCGATCGAGAACGACATTCCCCTTATAGTCAGGCTGGCTCTCTTTGGTTTTGTCATTTACAAAGAGAACGCCTTTTCCATCTTTTTTAAAGTTCGACATGTTCACCTTCCTCGGCATCATTCAGAATTAACCTTTTAAACAGCTCATCGTTCGCTTCCTTCAAAGCCTTCAGCTTTTCCTGCTTTGCTTCATCAGAAAGCTTCTTGGAATTGCCGACTTTCGAGAAGAGATCGAGAAACGTGTCTTTCCAGTCCTCTTCGCCAGCGCACATTTTGTACTGCTTCAAAGTGCCGTCCACGTCAGGCACAAACAACGCCAAACCATCAACGACCTCTTCATGTTCGATGACTTCGATCTTTGGCATGGTCTGCGCGGGCGTGAAGTCCATCACTTCCTCAGGAGTGTACTCTCCCGTGAGAACTCCAGGGTACACAGTACGAATTCCCTCGGAGATCACACGGGCACGCAACATGGCACGCGGGTAGTTCTTCCAGTTGTCTTTTCCAGCAAGACCGATTTCGCGGGCCTGCTTTAGTGTCCAAGACAACGTGAGAGAACCGCCTTGGGGATGGGAGAACTCGGCTTTCACCTCGTCATCCGCATATTTCAGCCAGTGGACCGTTCCTCCGGCTTGTTGGAAACGTGCGAGCATTGCGTCCGCACGAAGGGCTGGTCGGCCCTGGATGATATGGTAGTCACGCGCAACGGACCCTGGGTGGCGTCCTTCTGCCTGCGCGACGGCCATGAGCGCAAGAACCTGATCGGCGCTTTTGAGACCAAATAAATTGCTCTTCGCGATAGCATTCGCCATGCGCTCCTGATCGGTCCACGGAACAATTGCATTGCTCATTTCTCTGCTCCCTTGCGCGGCCTGCCGCGTGTGCGCTTCACCGGCTCAAGATTATGAACTGATTTTCTGACTTCCATCACGGCCTCATTTACGCGACCAAGGTTTACGCCGAAGAGCATCGCTATAATTGTTTGATCGACGCCCAAAATCAGATGAGCGTGTGCGGCCCTCAGCTTTTCTTCTGGTGTCAATTGCGTTTTCATATCAACCTCACTTCACGAGAAACCGGCGCGAACCGGCTGTTTCTTTTTCATACTCAGCATAAAGACCGGGATGGTTCTCTTTGAACGCCTTCGCATCAAACCGCTTCGAGCCCTTCGCGGACTTCCATGTGACCAGCGTCTCGCCAGCCATATTCATCAGCGTGCCGCTCTCGCCCATGAACGACTGAATGGCGAACTGACGCGCTTCGATGGCCTCATCAAGCTGCTTCGACTGCATCTTGAACAGCTTCAACTCATCCGCGAGACGCTCCATCTGCGCATTCGCCGTGACATAGCCCTCCATCGACCTGGGATAGCGTATGGCGGCCTCTTCGGTGTTGGTGGGCTCTGGTAGCAGGCCAGAATTGGCATAGCCCCACCACTGCGCTGCGCGCTGTATGAACGCCTCCTTCTCAGCGGGCGTAAATTCCAGCTTCCAATAGCGGAACTGCTGGCCGCCAAAAAGAACCGCGAAATAAACGTGGTTCACATCGCGCACAACGGCTTCGTGCAAACACTGAACGTAGTCGGCCTCTGGGATGCGGATTTCTTCGTCCATCTCAGAATACTTGTTGGCGACCGCCGCGTTGAAGTTCTTCACTTCGAGAAGGCCGCCGTCTTCGACCACGAAGTCAAAGTGTGCACGAAGCCACGGCTGGCCGGGACAAACACCAAACCCATCAAGCGGGCTTGTGGTGAGGCCGGTCATCTCGGTGAAAATGTCGGCAATAGCAGGC